GCCTTGGAGAAAATAGTCCGTTTTGATATCGGGGGGGCTCAAAATCAGGGGAGGGCTTAGGTAAAAACCCCCATAACGGAGGCATCAACGTCCGGCACTAGCTGCAACGGATGGACGTTCTTGTTTTCGAACCCCCTTTCCGAAGGAGGCATGCCAATATCTGCGGAGCTGCCCGGTCTATCGACGCCAGTTTTCGAACCCCCTCATCCGGAGGCATAAATGTCCGCCGCCTCCCAATCCATGCGCCTGCCCGTCACTTAGTCCGGTAATTGTGCCAGGGATAGGCCGATGGCGTTTCCTCGATCCGGCCCGCCGTAACCAGGCCGCGCAGCGTGTTGTAGAGCCGCATCGTCATCTCGAACGCGCTGAATCGCCCGCCACGGACGACCTCGCGCATGACCGCTTCGGCATCGCCGTGCTGCTTGTTCTCAAGCTCGCTCTCGAAGCTATCGATGTGGAAGGTATGACCGCATGCGCGCGGCGTCGTTTCAGGCTTCGTTATCATCGGTTGCGGTCCTCAATAGGCGAATGGCTTCTAGCTGCATGGATGGCGATCCGGTTCCAGCAGCGACGCGCGATTTCCGCGTTGATCCGCGCCAATCGGATACGCGATGCCTGCCCCTTCTCCGCGGCCCACTTGGTGTCCAACAGGATGTCCAGCACATCGCGTTGACGGCACAGCGCATCCATAATGACTTCGCGGTCTTCGATCATCCTCGCCTGATCTTCCAGCCGACGCAGAACACCGCCACACGCGGATCCGCCTTCCACTCAAGGAAATAGCCGAAGCCGGTCGGATGCGAGACCGAGCCGAGGACTAATGCGAGCGATCCGATAGGATGACCGTCGCCCTCCTCGAAGGCCACCTTCACCACTCGGCTCTTGTTGGGCACAGCGCCTGGCGCCTGCTCCCGCGTGAATAAGCCCCTCCAACCGGGCTCAGGCCGTAAGTTCATCATTGCTCTGCGATGGGGTATGGAACGCTTCGTTGTCAAGGATGACAAAGGAGACCTTCCGATGCCACGCATTGAGATCGACGTTGACCAAATCCTCACCAGCGCCGTCAGCTTGGAGATCGACCCCGGCGACAAAGTCCTCGTAATGTCCGGCGTCATTATAGGCGTCGTCGGCAAACAGGCGATCCGACAGGCCCCCGTCGAGACCGCACCGGCGCTTGCTCCGGCCGAAAGAGAGGAGCCGGCAAGTCGGGGACGAGTGACGCTTCCGGAGAACCTGGTCCTTCAGAAGAAAACGCTGGAACTCATCCGCGCCAAGGGTCCGCTCACCGGTCGCCAACTGTCATCGTCGCTCGGAGGCAAACACCAGACGGGCATGGGGCGCATGGCCGGAGTGCTCAAGCGGCTCACGGCGGAAGGACAGATCCGCCGTGTGAACGGTGATAGATATCCAGCTTACGTCTATGCGGGCAACGGGCCCGGAACATGAAAACGCCTCCGCCGGTCTTGCAACCGAGGAGGCGTTTCCCTGCGCGACGCGGCGAAGCGCCACACCCGAACAGCATTAATAGTGGTCGGGATTGTCCGTCAAGCGATTCGTTGGTGGCCGACAGGGGACAAAACCCGACAGGCGATTTGTACCCTGTCGCTCACTCAGCAGCCGGTTCCGGCCGGAGCGTGGTCGCCGCCATGATGAGGCTGCGGGTCAGCAGCTTGAGCACGGCCGCGCCGAACTCCTCGGAGCGATCAAGCGGGACGTTCCCGGAAAGTTCCCCAAGGGCGATCGTCAGGACCGTGGTCGCCATATCGACCCGCATGCCGGCGATGGCGTCGCGGACCCTCAGCAGGGCCTCGGCTCCGGCTTCGGGATTGGCGGAACTCCTCGGTATTTCACAGCCGTTCAGCATGGCGCAGTCCTTGTGGCTTGCCGATTAGGCGGCCAAGCCGCCGGTCAGTGCGACATAGACGCAACCGATGGTTGGCCGCAATGACGCGGATGCCTCCGGAGCCGCCGCGCCAGCCAGGGCGCCAAACCCGATTTGGGGTGAGCGCGCCACTGGCGCACCACTGGCGCATTTTTAATCTCCACTATGACGAACGGGGGTTGCGCCAGTTGCGCCAGTGGGGTTATGGCGCAAGGCCATACACCCACACCGGCGCACCCACCACACCCCCGGCAGCAGTTCGGCTCACAGCCTGATCTTTCTAGCACCTAAACCCTGAAACCGGGTATGGCGGTCTCGGAACATCAGGACTTTGGCCGTGTATCGGATCCCGGAACCAGAAACGCCGCTCCGCCTGCCCTGCCCCTGGCGGCGGCTCCGCTACAACCTCGAATGTATCGGCTGGACGCAAAATGAGTTGGCGCGGCGAGCCCGACTCGAAGACTCGTCCGTCCGCCAGATGTGCCGAGGCGTGCGCCAGATCCCCGATCCTCTGGCGGTTTGGGTTGAGGCGCTCGCCAAGATCCATCGCGGGCTGATCCAACCGATTCCGTGGGACCCGGTCGGGCAAAGCGCCGCAAAGTGCGTCTATCCCGAGTTCGATCCGGACGATGACGAGGTCTGCATCACGCCGAAGCTGATCCCGCGCCACCTGCTGGAGCAGCATTTGCGCAATGATCCGCTGCGGGTTGGTGTCGATAACGAATTGGCTGTTGACACAGCGACGAGATAAGCCCTCTAAATCAATAGCCTGGACGAAGTTGCGGAGACTCGATGCCATTGAGGCCTCCTATCCATCGACCCGCCGGGTGGCGCCCCTCTCCCCGGGCGCCCTCTTTTTGCGACCCCTACTACAAGTCCGCCGAACATCTGGCGTTCCGAGCGGCGGTGTTGAAGCGAGATCGGTATCACTGCACCGACCCTAAATGTGAGACGCCGGGACGTGGATCGGGAGGACGACTGATCGCTGACCACATCGTGGCACGTAAGGATGGAGGCGGGAATGAGGTCTCTAACGGCCGGACGCTCTGCCCCGCCTGCGACAACCGGCGACACCGAGAAAAGGGTTTGAGATAAAGATGCTGCCGACGCCGCCCAAGCCTGCCGAGCACCCCCTCCTGGTGAAGTGCCGCACCAACGCCGAGTGGGCGGCCGAGCATATCAGGGTGCTGCGCGGCAAGAAGTGGAAGCGGAAGGGCGAACGACTGGCTCTGCGCTGCCGCATGGATCCGCGTTGGGCCGCCTGGGAGATTCATCGGCGCGAGGCCAAATCGTGAGTTTGCGAGGGCGTAAACCGACACCGACGGTGCTGTTCGAGTTGCACGGCAAGCCCTCCAAAGGGCGCGCGGTCAAGAAAGCCGTGGAGCCGATGCCAACGACGGGTGACCTGTCGGAACCGCCGGAGTGGCTGAACGAGGCCCAACGGGCCGGCTGGCGATATGCGATCCAGCATGCTCCTCCGGGCGTCCTGGGGCATATCGACCGGGGCGTCCTCGCGGTGTGGATTATGGCCGAAGACCTCCATCGGCGGGCGTCCGTCGCGCAAAACAACGCAGGAACATTGCTCGTGAAGGCCCCGAACACGGGGACGCCGCTGCAATCGCCCTATCTGGCGATCATCAACCGCCAGGGCTTGATCATGCTGAAGGCGGCCGGCGAGCTTGGTTTCAGCCCCGTCAGCCGGCCGCGGATCGGCGCCGGAGCACCAGCGGGGATACCCGCCGCATCGCTAAGGACCTCACCGCATGCCGCCCGTGGGCAAAAGCCCAGGCCGACGCTCGACGCCTTCCTCGATAGCCATCCGGACAGCCAGGCGATTAATTGACCCGCCGACCTTCTATGCCGAGCAAGTCCTCGGCGAGAAGATCATCGCGGGGCGACTGGCCCGGCTGGCCTGCACACGACACATAGACGACCTCACCACGGGCCATAAGCGCGGGCTGGTCTGGTCACCCGAGACCGCAAAGTTCTCGTCGGACTTCTTTCGCTACCTCAAGCACTCCAAGGGCGAGTGGGCGGGGCAGAGCATCGAGCTTGAGCCGTGGCAGGAGTTCACGGTCGGCAGCGTGTTCGGCTGGAAGCGCAAGAACAAGACCCGGCGCTTTCGGATGGTCTACGAGGAGATCGCTCGGAAGAACGGGAAATCGACCAAGCTATCGGGGATAGGGCTCTATTCCCTGGTAGCCGACCGCGAGGCCGGAGCCGAGATATACGCCGCCGCAACAAAGAAGGATCAGGCGCGCATTATTTTCGACGAGGCGCGCCGGATGGTGCTTTCGTCGGAGGAATTGCGGCGCAAGGTCAACGTCTATCGGTTGAACCTGTCGGTAGACCTGACCGGATCGAAGTTCGAACCGCTATCGTCCGACGACCGGACGCTGGACGGCCTGAACCCGCAGACGCTGCTGGTCGACGAGCTGCACAAGCACAAGTCCCGCGCTCTGCTCGACGTGCTCGACACCGCGATGGGCTCACGGCGGCAACCGCTAATTTGGATTATAACTACATCCGGCGACGACAATCCGGAGAGCGTCTACGCCGCCGAGAACGACTACGCGATCAAAGTGCTGGAGCGGGTTGTCGAGGACGACAACTACTTCGCCTACATCGCGACGATCGACAAAGCCGACCAGTGGGACGATCCGAAGATATGGATCAAGGCCAATCCCAACCTTGGCGTCAGCGTCAAAATGGACGACCTCCAGCGCCAGGCGCTGAAGGCCAAGGGTTCGCCCCCGGCCAAGAGCGCCTTCATGCGCTTGCGGCTCAATGTTCGATCCTCCGGGGCGGACAGGGCTCTCGACATGGAGCAGTGGGCGAAAAACAGCCTCGGGAAGTTCGATCCCGGGCACCTGGCGGGCCGCAAGTTCTACGGCGCGCTGGATCTGAGCTCCAAGATCGATTTGACGGCCTGGGTGAAGGTTTTCCCGCCAACCGGCGACAACGACCCGCGCTGGCGCATCGTCCCGCGCTTCTGGCTACCTGCTGACACCGTCGAAGAAAAATCCGACCGCGACCGCGTGCAGTACCGGCGCTGGATCGACGAAGGTTTTATCGAGACGACGGCTGGCAACACGATCGACCACAACGAGATACAGGCGGCGGTGCAAGAGGACTGCCGCATCTACGAGGCGCTTTCCATCGCCTACGACAGTTGGAACGCCGCCCAGTTGGCGAACACGTTGCTCGCCGAGGGCCTGCCCATGTTCGAGTTCATCCAGGGCGTTCGTAGCTACAACGGGCCGATGAAAGAGCTTATGGCGATGGTCCTCGCCTGCAAGTTGGACCATGGGGACAACCCGGTGCTGACGTGGATGGCGCACAACCTGCACATCACCAAGCCCGATAAAAACCAGAATTACATGCCGTCGAAACAGCATTCGACGGGGCGCATCGACGGCATGACCGCCACGATCATGGCCATAGGCCGGTCGATGGTCGCCGAAGAAGGCGTCACGTATCTGAATACCGACGAGATCATCAGCTTCTAAACGGAGATCATACCTATGGGGCTGCTCGCGCGGGCCAGGGCGGGAGTGCGCGCCTTCCGCGGCGGCCGTGAGGTGAAGGGTTATGTCGACGATCTGCTGGCGCTGCTCAGCAGGGGGTGGGTGGCGAAATCGGGCGCGACCGTCGATACCGATACCGCACTGCACACCGCTGTCGTCTTTGCTTGCTGCCGGGTGATCGCGGAGGGCGTCAGCATGATGCCGGTCACCATGAACAAGACGCTGGACAATGGATCGTCCACGATCGTCCGAGACGATCCGCTGTACCGGGTGCTCGCGAAGCAGCCGAACGAGTGGCAAACGTCATTCGAGTTTCGCGAGATGCTGACTTACCACTCCATGCTCACCGGCAACGGCTACGCCTACAAAAACACCGACGCCAAGGGCAAGCTGATCGAACTGATCCCCCTCGTCCCTACCCGGGTAAGGACGGTGCAGGATCAGGAATGCAAGATTACTTACAAAGTCCGCGATGCCTACGGCGCGGAGATGACGCTGCGGCAAGATCAGGTCTTCCACCTCCGCGGCCCGTCTTGGGACGGCGTCAAGGGGATGGAATGCGTCCAGCTTGCCCGCGAGGCGATCGGCCTGAACATTGCACTCGAAGAAAGCCACTCCAGGCTCCATGCCAACGGCGTGTCCCCGAGCGGCATCTACTCGATCGAAGGCACTTTGGACAAAGACGCCCGGACCCGGTTCCGGGAGCGTATCCAGGAGATGAACGAGGGCCTGGCCAACGTCGGCCGCATCCTCATCCTCGACAGAAACGGCAAGTTCCAGCCGACCGCCATGACGGGCGTCGATGCACAGCACCTCGAAAGCCGCCGCTGGCAGCTTGAGGAGATATGCCGCTGCTTCCGCGTTTTTCCCCAGATGATCGGCTTCCAGGACAAGGCCACTACGTACGCCAGCGCCGAGCAGTTCTTCCTGGCGCACGTCGTGCACTCCCTGAACCCCTGGGTAGACCGGTGGGAATCAGCCATTTTCCGCGATCTGGTCGGCGATCGGGGCTTTGGTCCCGGCTACGAGATCGCCGCGAAGTTCAATATGTCGGGCCTCATGCGCGGCGACAGCGCCGCCCGGACCGCCTTCTACGCCGGGGGCATCGCCAACGGCTGGCTGACCCGCAACGAGGTCCGCGCCTTCGAAGGCCTGATGCACCTGCCCGGCCTCGATGAGCCGCTGACGCCGCTCAATATGGGCGGCAAGAACGACCAAAATGGCCAAAACGGCGCCAAGGACAGCGCCAAACCGCCCCCGGCGGCCGAAGGAGAAGATTCATGAGCCGCGTCGAATTTCTGTCGCTCGGGCTTGGGCAAATCGACCTGAAATTTGCCGGCGGCGCCGATGAACCCGGAACCTTCGAGGGCTACGGCTCGGTCTTCAACGTGCGGGACAGTTATGACGACGAGGTGGCCCCCGGAGCGTTCATGAACACGCTCACTCAGGCCAAGGCCTCGGGGGTTTGGCCTGCGATGCTGCTCCAGCACGGGTCATTTCTTGGCGGCGACGATGATATGCCGGTCGGGATCTGGACCCACATGGACGAGGACGAGCGCGGCCTGCGCTGCGTCGGCAAGCTGGCCGACACCCAACGCGGCCGCGACACTTACAAGTTGCTGACGATGCAGCCGAGGCCGGCGATTTCCGGCCTTTCCATCGGCTTCATGGCCAAAAAGTTCACCTTGGGCACGAAAGCCGGGCAACCCCGGCGGACGCTCGAGGCGGTTGACCTGTTGGAATGCTCGATTGTGACCTGGCCGGCAAACGCCAAGGCTCAAATCGACGGCGTTCGGTCAATCAGAGGATTGGAGCAAGTCCTGCGTGACGCCGGACTGTCCCGACGCGAGGCCAAGGCTCTGTTGAGCGGCGGATATCGCGAAATCGCCCCGCGGGATGTGGGAGCGGAACTGAACTCGTTGTTGGACACGCTGCGGCGCGCCAACGGCGGGGCACTCCCCCCCATAACCTGAGAGTAGAACCATGCCAGACGGTGGAATCGTCGATCCCTCTGTGATTGAGGCGATCGGCAAGGAAGTCCGCGCCTTCGGCGACGGACAAAAGGTCCTGAAAGACAGCCTGGAACGCGATCTCAAGGCAGTCCGCGACCTCGCCGAAGCCAATGCGAAGGCGGTCGGCCCGGAAGTGAAGTCGCAGATCGACGCGCTGACGGAATCGGTCCTGCAGAA